GGAGAGTTTCCCCCGACCACCCCGCCCCCGCCCGGCGGGGGGGGAGCCGCCCGCACCTTTGGAGGCGGTAACGAAACGTTGGGAGGCGTCGAAGAAATTATTGGACGTGAACCAACCCCGTTTACCGGAGTTATCCGCAAAGCCCCGCAGGAGGTTATCAAGGCATTAAAGGAAATGCAATGCGAAAGTTGGGGCGACAATTTGGGTATCTTCATTTTCGATGAAAACGGCGCAATCGGCGCAATCAAGGGGGATGCCGACGGTACATATTACCCGATACCGATACGTTCGTTGTTTATCGGCGATAAGACGTTGGGCGGATTGGAAGCCCCGGACAGCAATGCAATACAATGGTCGTTTTTGCCGAATTGGTCGGACGATTTGGCGATTGTTGCCCCGGCGTTTAACCCGCTTACGGATTTGAAACCCGCACAAAAGTAATGACGGCGAAAGTTACAAAGGTCGTGTTGGAGTGTCCGACCCTTAACACGACCGAAGAATTTGAGATTAACCACGCCGAACGCCTGTTGCGGATGCCTAACAATGGCGGTTGGCAGTTGCCCGAAAAAACACCTTTTGAATTTAGCAAAGAAAATGGGATTAGATATAAAACGCATACGAAAGGAAATAACGGAACCGAGGAAAAAGGCGACGATAAATAAAGCGGTCATACACCAAAACCGCATTAAATTTCACGCCCAAACCAACGTAACGCCCTTAATGTGTTTACCCACGACCGATTTTTTGGCATGGGTTCAAAATCTTATCCCGCACGATAAATTCAAAATCTTCAAAACATTGTTCCGTTACCCCGTTCGTACCAACGAGGTAACGGGCATTTGTTTTGACAAGTTGAGCCGTATTTTTGACGGTCGTAACCCGGCGTTCAACTATCAATTCCAAAACACGGAACAACGGGACGATTGGGAGTATTACCGCCAAGATGTATTAAAGGAGCCGGAAATTTGGAGTACGAAAGGTTGGGAGTTTTTCAAGACGGAAATAAACAGCGTTTTAATAGTTGATTTGCCCGCCAAGCAAAACCCCGCCGACCGATACCCGACCCCGTATTTTTATTGGCTACCTATCGAAAGCGTTATAACATTTGAGGCAAACCGGACAACCGGGGTTATGGATTGGATAATTTTCCGCCAACCCGATAAACGTATTGCAGTTATTGACGATGAACGATACCGAGTATTTGCAGAGGACGACGGCGGCAACATAGGCGAATTATTGGTTGATAACCCACACGATTTGCGCTATTGCCCCGCCCGTTTCTTTTGGAACGAACCAATGAATTTGCGAGAACCGGACGTTAAACAATCCCCGCTAACAAAAGAATTGGAGGCGTTGGATTGGTTTTTGTTTTTCCATATATCGAAGCGGCATTTGGATATGTACGGGGCGTACCCGATATATTCCGGTTACGAACAATCGTGCGATTTTACAAACGCCGAAAACGGCGATTATTGCGACGGTGGATTTTTGAAAGACAAACAAGGGTATTACAGGTTAGACCAAGCCGGGTTATTGATGCGTTGCCCCAAGTGCGGCGACAAACGGATTACCGGGGCGGGTTCCTTTGTTGAAATACCGATACCGGACGGGGACAAACAACCCGATTTGCGGAACCCGGTGCAAATGTTGACCGTTGACCGTACAAGTTTGGATTATAACGTTGATGAGGAAAAGCGATTGCGGGAAAACATTATTACCGCCGTCGTCGGACAAAACGAGGAAGTAACCCAACGGGAGGCATTCAACGAACAACAGGTTAAAGCCGCATTTGAGAGCCAAAGCACGGTATTAAACCGAGTGAAAAAAGGCTTTGAAGCCGCACAACAGTTCGTCGATGAAACGGTTTGCCGATTGCGATACGGCAATATGTTCGTATCTGCAAAAGTCAATTACGGCACGGAGTTCTATTTGTACGACGCAAGCGAGTTAAGGAACCGTTACAAGTCGGCAAAGGAAAGCGGCGCAAGTGAGGCAGAATTGGACGCCCTACAAAATCAGATTATCGAAACGGAGTACCGGAACAACCCAACCCAATTGCAACGTATGTTGATATTGGCAGAATTGGAGCCGTACCGCCATTTGACCCGGAACGAGGTATTGGATTTGTACGGGCGTAACTTAATCCCGGAGAATGAATTGCGTATAAAGTTGAATTTCGCTAACTTTGTCCGCAGGTTTGAACGGGAGAATACAAACATTTTGGAATTTGGAACGCAAATACCATTCGACCAAAAGATTTCAGTAATAACAAGTAAATTTAACGAGTATGCACGTAAAGACAGCAACCGAGGGTAAAACAAAGGACGTCGCAATTACCGACGTCACCCCCGAAAATTACATTGTACCGAGCAACGAACAACATTTGTATCATTGCATTATTGAGGTGCGCAAGTTTGACAGCGAAACGGGCAAACGCTTATCCGTTCCCCGTATCCAAAAATTCGGCAAAAAGTCCTTTGAAAACGGCATTTTGGACGCACTGAAAAAACAGGGTTACACGATTACCGTATTGCACGACCCCAACGAGTACATGAAAGCGAAAGCCGAGGCGGACGAAAAGGCAAAGGCAGAAAAAGCCAAAGCCGCCGAGGAAAAAGCCAAAGCCGCCGAGGAAAAAGCCAAAGCCGATGCCAAAGCGAAAGCCGAGGCGGACGCCAAAGCCCGTGCCGAGGAAAAGGCAGCGTTGAAAGCCGAGATTTTGGCAGAATTGAAAGCGGCGGGAGTTATCCCGGCGGAACCCGCCAAAGAAACCAAAGCCGATGCAAAGGCAAAGGCAGAAGCCGAGGACAAACCCGGAGCGAAAAAGTAACAGAGTATTAAACCATTAAAAATACGATTATGGCACAGATTGCACAGCAGGACAATTTGGTTATTGAAGTAACAACAACCGCCGCCGCATTGGATGGCGCAACAAAGAAAAAGTTGATTGAATGTATTGAGGGCGGAACAATTACCGACGTCATTTTGGTAACAAAAGAGGTTGAAAAGAAAATCAGCCATGCACGTGTTGTTAGTTGGTTGGTTGACACAACCGGGGATTCGCCAAAATACACAATTCATATTATTAACGCAAACAGCGGAGCAGTAGCAGCAATCGCACTTAATTAATTCAAAGGGAAAGAATTATGTTAACGAGAGAAATTTTAGTTGCAAATGCGGCATTAGCCGGATTAACCGACGAACAAATTGCGGCAATTACAACATTGTCCGCCAACGACGAAAATAGCGTTATCGCCAAAAAGACGGGCGAAATTTACGGCGGATTGGATGCCGATATTTTGGCGGCGTCCGGTATCGCAAAGAACGGAACCGAAAAGACGTTTGATTACGCAAAACGTGTGGTCGCCGAGTTCAAAACCAAAGCGGAAAGCGCAAGCGCATTGCAAACCCAAATCGACAGTCTGACGAAAGAAAAGGCACGTTTGGAAAAGGCAATTGCCGACGGTGCGACCGATGCGGAAACGGCAAAGGCGTTGAAACAGGCGAAAGCCGATTTAACGGCGGTAACAACGCAGTTTAACGACCTCAAAAGCAAGTACGATGAAGCCGAAAAGAAATTCCAAACGGAGTTGTTCGGCGTTCGTATCGAGGGTGCATTGCAGACCGCAACCGCCGGGTTGAAATTCAAACCGGGATTGCCCGAAAGCGCAACAAAGGTTTTGTTAGCGCAAGCAATCGACAAAATTAAGGGTATGAACCCCGAATATATCGACGACGGAAAAGGCGGTAAAATCCTTGCTTTTAAGGACGAAAGCGGCGCAATTATGCGTAACCCGAACAATCAGTTGAACCCGTACACCCCCGGCGACCTGTTGGCAAAGGAATTGGAAACAATGGGTATTTTGGATAAGGGACGCCAAGCCGGAGGCGGCGGAACGGTTCCCCCGGCGGGCGGTTCCGGCGGTGGTGGCGGAACAACCATTGACGTAACGGGCGCAAAAACCCGTGTCGAGGCTTACGAAGCAATCGCCGCAAACCTTATGGCGCAGGGTTTAACGGCGGGTTCCGAAAAGTTCGACGCCGCAATGAAACAGGCATGGCAGGACAACAATATTGCCGCATTGCCGGAAAAGTAAACAATCACGGGTAAAGGGTAAACCCGCATTTAATAACAATTAAATTTTTAACATTATGTCATTAGTAGCAACAAGATTGCAGAATTGGCGGATTGAAAACCCGGAATTAGACCGTAATATGACCCGCCCGTGTGAGTATGGCGCATTGGATTTTTTCATTGAGCAAACCAACGCTCCGTCCTCAATCATTAACCCCAATTTGCGTGACCGTGCGTTTGCGTCCATTGGTAACACGGTACAAGTACCCGTTATCAATTACGACGGCGATGTACAGGTTAGCAATGTCCGTTCGTGCGTTATCGCTGACGATGAAAATACGTCCGCATTGGTAACGGTTGTTTGGGCGACTTATGCCATTGGCTTTACAATGGTTCCCGCCGCCTATATGAACAACGAAATTTCCTACGAACACGACTTTTTGCGCAAAATGGAAAAGACGTGCCGGGCTTTGGCGGACAAATTGGACGTCGGAGCCGTTGCCGCATTGGAGGCAAACAAAACACAGGTGTTCAAAACGTTGCTTAATTACACGGAGTCGGGCAACGTGGTACAGGTTCCAACCCAAATGGCGACCGAGATTTTGGGCGATATTAACCCGATTATGCGGGCTAACTGTTACCCGGAATATATCCACATTATCGCCAACGCCGGGGTTGATAGCCTTATCCGTAAACTTGCGCAACATGGCGTTTACAACGACGTAAACAAGCGCATGGAGTACGACAACAAGGTTTTGCACTACACGAACAACGTAACCGACGAAGCGGGCAAAATGGGAACCATGTTTGCCGTTGCTGACGGTAATGTTGGTATCCTTACCCGTGTTGACCGTGAGGCATTGCGCCGCACCCGTGCGAATTTCCACGAATGGGACGTTGTACGTTTGCCGTACATTGATTTGCCCGTTGGTTCGCACTATTACACCGCCGTTGGCGACCAGTCCGCAATCATGGGCGCCGCAACCGCCGATTTGACGTGCGCCGTTAAGGAGTATTTCGGATTTTCCGTTGACGTGGCGTATATGGTTGCTTACAACAGCAACCCGGATACTGTGGCAAACCCGATTATCAAAGCCGAGATTGCCGCACGCAACCCGAACGAACCGTTAGGAATGCCCGTATATGTAACCAACGCCGGGGAATTTCCCGCCGGGGGTGGTGCATAAGGGGGATTTTAATAACGATTTCTCAAAGGATTTCAAGTTTTAACCGAGGGGACGGGGTGGTTATCCCCGCCCCCCTTTTTTTTAATTAATGATATGGAAAGTTGGAAAGTAATATACGATTTCCCAAA